TCCCCGGCACTGCCGGTCTCATTCGCTGCTATGGTCCCGGCAATGCCGGGGACGGTCGCGTCGATAACGCCGACTTCGATATACTGCTGGGTTACCCGCGCCGTTCTTGTAGAAGGCTCAACACCGACCTCGATATATTGTTGAGTTACGCGGGCAACTGTCATGCTTCCACCTTAAAGCCCCAGGTCATGGCATTGAAAATAGTCGGTGTCCATGCCTGCGCGTCGGGAGCGGCAGAAAATACATTCGTCGAAGCGGTGTTGTTTACAGCTGGGTACGCTGTTGCCAGTGTTACCGTTGTCTGATCGTACTCTGTCGAGTCCTGTTTTGCTATCGGTGTAAGCGTCCGACCTCCAGCGTCGTCCTTCCTGGCGACAGTAGTCAGAGCAACAACCTGTATTACAACGCCGCTTGTAGCTACATCCTCGAAGGCGTACAGATCTTTATGTCCTACAGTACTCGACTCGACATAATCCGTATCTCCGTTCTGCGCGTCCTCATCAATGCAGGCGTAGTTGCTCCCCGCCGAAGGGGTGAACTGAACTGAACTGTCAGCAGAAGGATTGCAAAGAACAGAGTAAACTTCCCCGTGGAAGTCGTCTCCAAAGAAAACGTTGTCGATCTTGACTGAATTTGTTTTATTGGGACCTATGCCTACGCTTGTTATGTCAGACCCGCCGGTATTCAGCCCTGTGGGGTTATCAAAAACTATTCCGGTAGCTTCTCCGTTTAGCCGCAACTCAATAGTGCCGGCGCTCGCATCACTGAACACTTTAATTGCGACATGTGTTAAATCTGAAGCTATTACTGTCGCACTCGATGATATCAATGTGCTACCTCGATATACTCGGACTCCTGACGCAGTATTAACTACCCAAATTACGTTAGCTCCCGCAACGAACTTTACAAGGCTATACGACAGTGTGCCGGTATAGCCTGTGTACGTCCCCAGCCCGACAACGTGAAACCCGATAACTTTGGTTTTCCCGGCAGTTACGTCATTGATTACGTGCGACGTGGAATCTGAGGAGAACGACAAGCACTTGCCGTTCGCGTACCCTCCTGTTGCAGAATACGCGACACTTGACGTAGTCGTGAACTTAGAAAGCACATCTCCGGTAGCTCCGCACCCCTCAAAACCTGTAAAGAACTCAACAGCCATATTTACACCTATGCGTGAGTGATGGTTGCGGAAGTAATAGTGACTGTCTGCCCTGCTGTAATACTGACGTTATCCAAGATTATGTCCGTCGCTGACGTACCCACCGTAAGTCCAGTAATGATGTCCGTCGCATTGGAATCCCGTATTCTCGCCGCTGCCGCCGTCCCAGTATTGTCGGCACTTGTGTCAGAGTGAGGCATCGTAAGCGTGAGGACCGCGCCCGAGGCGGTCCCGCAAGGATCGGTAAGGGCGATGGTCGCCAAGACGGACGCCATCGCTGTGGTCCCTATTTCGATGTATCCTGCGCCTGACCCCGCATCGATCGCAGTAGCAACCGCTGTCATCCGTGCCTGTTTAACTGCTGTGGTATATGTAACCGCCATATCCTACCTCCTTACGCCGAAGCCGGTTGCGTCGCGGTTGCCGTGTCGATGGTCGTAGTGGCGCCGACCGCAACGGTAAGGCTTGACATGCGAAGTTCACCAGTACCCACGCCGCAGACGCCATCTAAACGTTCGGCAGTAGTCGAAGCCCCGGTCACATAAGCATTGGTGTAGCATCTGAACCAGCCTGCAGTTCCTGCGGCAAGACCGACACCGCTCCACACCTCGGAAGTCTCTTTGGCCGAGACGCCGGAGGCGGCATCGGCAAGGTTCAGGCCGTTGGTCGAAGTTCCCGGAGTAAAGGCGCCGGAGGCAACCGTGATTCTCAGGAGCTTGGTCCCGGACTCGGTAAGGTCGGCGGTGGCCGGCTGGGTGCCGGTATAGACCTCGATCACGCAGTTACGGAAAATCTCGTCGAGCGAGCCCCCGTTCATACCTGCGGCAACGATAACCTGGTCGCCTGCAATCTCAGTCGTGAGCGAGCCTGCAGGAATTTCAAGGTAGCCCGCGGCGACCGCAGAAACTTTTACCCCGGCGACGTTGTTCGAAGTAGAGCCGGCGACACCGATGTAGTCCCCGGCGATGTAACCTGCTGTTACAAATCCGTTACCGGAGTCGGTAATCCGATCGGTGCCACCGGTACCGGTGCCGTCTTCGAAAGCGAAGGTCGTTCCGGTGATGAGTTTGGTCGGGTATGAATGCTTGGACACCATGCCGTTGCGAGTTCCAGTTGACAATCTTGTAGCCATTTTATTCTTCTCCTTTAGTTATCAGGGCTCCAAAAAGACGAGATAGCGACTGTCAACAATCGCAGCGCTTGCGTACCGTCCTGCTGGGAAAATAAGTTTATTGTACGTGTGATTTGTAAACGTTCCATCCTCACTGCCGGAGCAAATGCCTTGCGGCGTGGTGAAAATTACTGACTTCGGTCCTCCCATCTTCTCGGCAGGGCACCATACTGCGGAGCCTTCGATGACGCCGAACGGCGCCTTCTCTTCTCTCTTAGTCTTGCGCCACTCCGCCCCTCGATAAAAGAGGACTTGGGTTGTCGTCCCGACCCATAGGCCGGCGGGCGTCGGTTGCAGCATTGTCACCCTGTTCGGAAATAGCTTCATGTCGCTATGCAGGTCGAAGACTCCGTAGAACGAGGGGAGCGAGGCGAAGACTACGTCGTCTTTCGCCATCAAGGCTCGGCCCGCGAACCAGCTCACTAGATGCCCGGTCGGAGGGTTCGAATAGATATTCTTGGGGTTTCCAGGAGCAGTGAACGTTCCCTTCTGCCAGGCGAAGTCTACACCCTTGGAGACATAGCCTTTCTCGTAGCCGTTGGTATAGTAGATCCTCCCCGCTATCTGGTAGTATCGCATCCTGGCGCCAAGTGTCAGGCCGGTGCGGATAATCGCCCTAGAGTAGTCGGGAAGAAGCCGATATAATTCGGTGCCGGCCACGAAGAGGCATGTCTCTCCAGTGGAGAAGGCGCAACGCGAGGCTTCCGCCCGCTTCGCGGTGGAGCGGCCAAGCCGGCTGAATGGTCGGCCTGAGTTGTCGACATTCATGTTGACCAGTTGGGCAAGCTCAGTGACTCCGGTCTTCAGGTCGTAACTCAGCCGCACTGGGTCGAGAGCGTTGTTCAGCCCGGTTGTAGCTTTGAAGAGCGGTATGAGCTTTGCCTGGGCCATTGTTACGTCCTGTAGGCAGGGGCGGTCCCTACTCGGGTTTCGAGATTGTGCAGCCGGCGGAACGCGTTGATTCCGTCAGTGACGTAGTCTTCGAATGCGTCTTTGTGGTCTTGGGCTTTAACAGGTTCCTGGGCCTCCATATCGTGATGGTTGAGCGCCTTGTAAGCCGCCCACTCAATGCACGCTCGTTGCTGAGACGGAATCTCTGGGGACGCAGAGTACACGTCTGCAGCCGTAGCTGTAACTGTCGCTCCTGCTCCGCTGACGACGACCGTCGTAGACGTAGAGGTCTCCAACGCGAGGGCTGAGATTGATATAACCTGCCCGGATGCAGTAGCGACAAAAGCCGTCGAAGCATCGATAACCGCTGCCAATGCAGTAGCTACTGCGGTCAGAGTCCCTTCGGTCCCAAGGACTACGTAGGAATAGACTACGTCGCTCACTGTCGCAGCTATGACATCGCCAGCATGAAGAGTCCCAGTCAGTGTAATCGTGCTGCTCATACGATTGAGCGGTGATCTACTGTACCTCCAGACATGGAGATCGAGGACAAGGCCGTTTTCCGACACCGTAGGTGTAGGAGCCAGCTTGATGAAACCGGTTGTCTGGTCGGTCTGCCACTGGACCGGCATCCCTGTCTCTGTAGTTCCTAGATCGATCGGCCAGTTATCCGGTGTGAGGATTACATCCTGCTGAACCTTGCCGAGTACCTTGTTGCCATACCAGATATTCATTACCTGAATGGCTCGGGCCGGGATTGCGTAGAGCGCCGTGTTCGTAACAAGCGTCAACGAGTAGTTCGCGATATCAACGAAGAACCCGGTCTCTTCACAGAACTTGTCCTGCCCTTCGGAAAGGTAGGCGAGGAGTCTTGCGTCGCTCCATGCTCCGTTCGTCGTCTCGCTGTTGAGGACTTCGAGAAGCTCGGTCAACATCTCCGCTCGGGTCACGGCTTACGCTCTCCGCCAGGGGATTGCTGAGTACCTTCGTTCTGTTTCCTCTAGTTCTCCGGTGTACGGGTTTTTCTTCTGCTCGATGTGCGTAGCTATGGCGAGTTCGAGAACATGGACTACCTCCGGCGGGACTTCGACCGGGACGCCTCGCTTGATTTGGTATACTACTCCGTTGACGCCGACAGCCTCATAGTTGTCCTTACATCCAGCCATTTCATCGATGATAATGCGGATTTTCCTGGTCTTTTCATCAATGCGGATGGCGCCCATCGGCTTGTCGAGTTCTTCATCGGTCGCAGCCATGATA